TGAATGCATGCGCTAAATCAGAAGGTGGCAGCGGTTGTGTTAAACAAATGGGTGGATCATGGAGAGTTATTAGCAATAAAACTGATAAGCCTTGGCCTGCTAAATATGCTAGTAAAGCTAAAGCAGACGAAGCATTAAGAGGTTATCACGCGGGATAATATGGATACTCTAGGTAAATTTAAAACTAATCTCTTAACAGAAGGTGGTTCTTTTAAAATAGGATTTAATAACAGATCTCCTTTATCAAAAGTTCAATATTCTAAACCTGGAAGTAGCATGCAACATAGCTACAATATTCCTAAACTAGGAAGTACTATTGGTAAAGATGGTCAATCAATTTTAGTACCAGATAATTCTAATAAATTGCTTGCTGCAGAAGGAATAGGTGCTGCTATAGGTAAAGCAGGTGCAAAAATAGGTAAAGCTATTGAGGAAAGTCAAAAAAGAAAAAGTAATAAAAAAGAAGAAGAAAAGAAAGAAGAAGAAGAAGAAGATTTTGAAGAATTTTTTCTTTAACTACTCCAGGTGTAAATCCTAATGAATAGTATAATATATATAAATAAAACAGTTATGGATCTGTTTAAAACCACTAAACAAATAAAATAACAAAAAAACAAAAAAAATGGCAAAATTAATAAAATTCGTTATGAATGGAGGCGGTCCTAATAACCCATCATCTACAGCTTCATACAATCCAACTGCCGGTGATAAAACTCCTTTTTATGTAAACGTTGAGAAAATAAGAGGTATACAATATGGAGAATTATCAGGTAGTACAGGTAACCCTGTAGCTCTATATCTTTGGATGGCTGGTGCTGGTGGTTTCAACTCTGTAAATACTGATTCACAAGTTATAAAAGTTTGGTTAACAGGAACTGCTGCTGCGGGTAGAAATGTAGGACCTGAAGCAGCTGATGCTTTAATCAATGTTATAAATGATAGTTCAGTTTATGGTATTGTAGATTATCCAGTAGGAAGTGATTGGGTAGTTTTAAGTGCTGAAATCACATGGTTACCGTAATAATATAAACAATAAAAATAAATAAAGATTATGCAAAAATATTTAAAATTTGACGTAGCAGATCCTAGTACTCCATTATTAGCTAATACTAGTATAAGTATAGATAATATAGCTGCTATTTTTCCTAGAGATACTGGAAAAGTAAATGCTTATACAATGGAAGATGGAACATCAGGTTGGCAATTTGATTTTACTGGATTAGGAGTAGGTAATGAAATTACATACACTAACAGATTTGCTGAAGCACTGGTTAAATTACCAGGTGGTACAGTTATTAATGCTGGTAGTGGTTTAAAACTTTCTTCTATTGCCTTTGGAGATCAATTATAAAAAATGAAATCTAGAGGTTTAGGCGATAGTATAGCTAACTTTACAAAAAAAACAGGAATTAAGGCTGCGGTGCAAAGAATCGCGAGCAGTCTTAATAAACCCTGTGGCTGTCAACAAAGACAAGATTATTTAAATAAAAAATTTCCTTATAAACAATAATATGTTATTTAGATTAAACAAGGGTTTTAAAGTACAAGCTCCTTTTCAGGAAGACAATACACCTGTTTATGCAACAGATTTAGAAGAAGGTGTTTTAGGAAAAGCAAATAACAATGGTACTATATTAGTATCAGATAAAATAACTGATCCAGAAGAAAGACAAAGTGTTATAGAACATGAAAAAGTTCATATAGATCAAATGAAAAGAGGTGATCTTGATTATGATGATGACTTTGTATACTGGAAAGGCAAGAAATATTCACGAGCACAAATGAAAGAAGGTGCTGAAAATTTACCATGGGAAGCAGAGGCGTATGCTAAAACTGATCCATTTGAAAAATATTAATTATGGGATACAAACAAAATAATAATCCGTTTAACAGAAAAATTTCTAGTCCATTAAGACACAATGTTGTAAATTCTGAAGGAAAATCTTGGAAACATTCACATGGAAATTCTGGAGTATCAGGTAGGTTTGAAGGTGGAAAAATTATAAAAGGCTCTGAAGATTTTAGCAAAAGAAAAAACAGAGCTGTTGTAGACAGCGATACGAATACTAAAAGAATGGACAGCGGTAAAAGAGCTACTTCTAAAAACTACGCAAAAGATTACGCGGATCAGTTAGCTAGAGGTTATAATATGGGCGCTATTACTGGTGGACAATTTTTAGCAGAAGAATACAACCCAGGAAAAGGTAAATTTGAATTATTTAAAGATGGAAGTCTTATAGATTTTGATACGAGAGGAGCAAATGTAGGCGAAGGCGGTATGTATAATGTTACATATGGTGAAAGAGGAGGTTTGGTAGCTCCTGAAACACAAGTAACTTCAGATGAAATTTATGAAATGATGGTTCAAGGTGGCGGACTTGTTAGCATTGTAGATGGAAAAATTGTAGCAGGAAATCCTAACAATGTGAGATTTAGTGAAAGAGGAACAACTGGTAGTGGAAAAAGTACTTTTGCAAATCAATATCACAGTGGTTTAGCTGATGATTATGTGCCAGAAGGTTATACAATAGATGAAAGATCAAATGAACCAAAGAAAAAATATACTGTTAGAGAGTTGCTAGAACAAAGAAAACAAAGAAATAACAGCGCTATAAATAGAGTAATGAGTAATAGTCCTTTAAATCAAGGGCATGAAACTGACGAAAGAAGTAATCAAACTTTTAATTTACAAGAGGGTTATAATTATCAAGATCCAGTAGTAACTGAAACAGTTGGTGAATGGGTAGATGATCCTAATAATCCTGGTCAACAAATGAGAGTTATAACTACAGATCAAAGTATTACAGGAACTCCTGATATTAGTGGAAAAAGTCCTAATCAAGGTCCTTTATCAGGAAACTGGCCTGAATTAAAAGAAGCGATATGTTCTGGTAAAATGGAAGGAAATACTAATATTTGTGATGATGTACAAACTATAAGTAATTCAGTTACTGAGTACAGGAATATAGATAATGGGAGTACTACTGAAACTGAAGAAGAAATAACAACTACAGAGGTTGAAGAAACACCACAAGATCCAGTTTTTGAGTTTGATTTAGGAAGTGGTAGAAAGAAAAAGAAAGGATTTGATATTAAACTACCAGAGGTAAATTTACCATCACTAGGGTTAGATGAACTAAACATATTAAAGAAAAAATGCGGAGGATGTAGACAACGAGGTTTAATACAAAGAGCAATATTAGCTCTTGGTGGAGGTATTAAATATGTCAAAGAAAAAATTTAAAGAAACAACCGTCGGACAACTATTGTTTGGCGCAGCGTCTGTAATAAATCCTACATTAGGAAATGTATTACAAGGTGTAACATCTCCAAAAGAAGCTATAGCTGCTATAACTAAATCAGATGCTCCTGCAGATGATAAAATAAAACTTCAACAAATAATTTTCGAACAACAGAATAAAGAAATAGAAGCTATCACTTCAAGATGGCAAGCTGATTCTATGTCTGATTCTTGGTTAAGTAAAAATGTGCGTCCGTTAGTTTTAATATGGTGTATTGTGGTATTTTCTTTTGCTGGAATATTAGATAGTGTTGAAACAATACCTTTTACAATACACGACAATTGGAATTCAACTTTTGAAAATGTCATGATGGCGGTTGTTTTAGCATATTTCGGTGGACGAAGTGGTGAAAAAGCAGCTAGTATATTTAAAAAGTAAAAACACTTATAAATAAGTAATTATATAAATATCAAATCAAATTAAATTAAATATTATGAAAAACTTATTATTAAGTTTAGTTATGCTTTTTAGTATAACTACACAAAGTCACGAACTAAGTGAAAAATTAAGAGGAGCTTGGTCTAGTGATCAAACTTCTTATTATGTAGTAATACTGCATGATGAACAAAAAGGATATGAAGTTGTTAACTTTTCTTTTGCAGAAAACCAAACATTAGAAGAAACTGTTATAGAAGAAGGTAGCAACTATATAAAAACAAGATTGTATAACAAAACTAATAATTTTGAAACACATGTTACTTATACATTTATAGATGGCGAACTCCACTGTAAATTTGAAGGTAAGTCAAATCATTCAAGTGTTTATAAAAGATATTGGTTAATGACAATCAAAACGATTTGCATAGAGCAACTACAAACGTAGGTATATTAGAAAGTCAAAAACACGCTTTATTACATGAAATAGCTGGTATTAATCAAAAAATAGAAGAGTTAAAAAAAGAACTAGAAGGAAAATACGGATCTATTAATGTGAACTTGGAAGACGGTACTTTTGAAACCGTAGAAAAAGAAAATGAATAATGTAATAAGAAAAATTAGCATTGGAGCTGATTATAAAAATGACGCAATGCATTATTCTGTAGGTCAACAAGTATATGGAGGTCATGAAATATCTCATATTTTATTAGATAATACAGATAATTCATACAATATACATATAAAAAAAGATAATGAGGTATTGCCTTGGAAGAAATTTAATTCTAACATGGCAATATCTATTGAATACGATCTTGAATATTAATGAGAAGTCTTTATGATTTTATTGTAGAACCTCTGGGTGATAGATATGATAATACTAAAAAAATTGGTGATAAAGATTTAGTTTTAAATACTAAAATTGAATCTTGGAAATTTGTAAATCGTTATGCTAAAGTTTTACAAACTCCTTTAGCTATTAAAACACCTATTAAAAAAGGTGATACAATAATAGTTCATCAAAATATTTTTAGAAGGTTTTATGATATGCAAGGCAAACAAAAAAACAGTAGGTCTTATTTTAAAGATAATATGTATTTTGTTGCTATAGATCAAATATATTTGTATAAAAATACAAGTAAATGGATTAGTTTTGGTGATAGATGCTTTGTAAAACCAATAAAAAATTCTAATCCTCTTTTAAATAGAAAAGAAGATCCTTGTGTTGGAATACTAAAAATCGGTAATAGTTCATTAGAAGCGTTAAAAATAAACCCAGAAGACATGATAGGTTTTAAACCTGGCGCTGAATGGGAGTTCATGATAAATGATGAGCGTCTTTATTGTATGAAATCAAATGATATTGTAATTAAATATGGAAATAAAAAAAATAAAAGGGAATATAATCCAAGCTGGACACATAGCAGTTGAAGAATTAATTAAAGTTGCTAAAGAACCTATTATTGAATTTGGACCTGATATTTCAGCAGATAGACTTAAAAACGCAGCTGCTACAAAAAAACTAGCCATATTTGATGCTTTTGAGATTTTAGCTAGAATAAATGAAGAGCAAAATATTATTGATGGTAAAGTAGAGGAAGAAACAAAAAAACCTAAAGAATTTAAAGGTTTTGCAGAAGGAAGATCTAAGTAATGTATCAGCAAAGTTTATATAAAATATTAGATAACTATATTAAACCCAAAATACTTAAAAAAAATAATAAGTATAAAAAATGGAAATATGGTTACAATGTAGAACACGATGTTATAGTTATTAGTAAAACTGGTAAAATAGGTGAGATTGTACAAATACAAAATTTAACTATAGCTTTACCATTAGAAGAAGATGTATATAAATTTGAATCAAATAGATTTGAATTTAAACCATTACCTAAAGAATTAAAAAGAATTAAAACAATTTTTGATTGGGAAGAATATCCTTTAGATTTTAAAGAACAATGGTATGATTATATTGATCAAGAATTTACTAGAAGAGAAAATGGTTTTTGGTTTTATAATAATGACAAACCTACTTACATAACTGGCACTCAATACATGTATTTACAGTGGAGTAAAATTGATGTAGGTAAACCAGATTTTAGAGAATCCAATAGGATATTTTTTATATTTTGGGAAGCATGTAAAGCTGATGATAGATGTTATGGTATGTGTTATCTTAAAAACAGACGTTCTGGTTTTTCATTTATGGCTTCAGGCGAAACTGTTAACTTAGCAACACTAAATTCAGATTCAAGATATGGTATATTATCTAAGTCTGGTCCTGATGCTAAAACAATGTTTACTGATAAGGTTGTACCAATATCAGTTAATTACCCTTTCTTTTTTAAACCGATTCAAGATGGTATGGATCGACCTAAA